GTAACATTGTTAGTAGTCAAATCATCTTGAAGTTCACCCCAAGTTGTTGCTGCAGAGTTGATAGCTTTTAAACCAAAAGCTGTCGAATAAACTTTTACTTTTCTCATAATTTTAAATTTAAAAAATTAATTAATTGTTGTTTGTTGCCTGCTTTAATAATATCAGCAGGGTCTTTTTCTTTAGTAGGTAATGTTATACTTATAGCTTTTGAACTATAATGATAGTTAATGTAATCAACTACTTTTTTAGATGCTGTTATACCTGTTTTATCGTTATCAAATAAGACTATTATTTGATTGAATACTGAAATGTAAATTGATAATAGTGATATATCAGGTAGCATACCTTCATTTTGAAAATATATAGCATCTAATCCTAAATTAGTTAATACTCTCCAATCTTTATAACTCTTAGTTATGTATAAAGTGTCACCTACAAAAGGAAGATTACTTGTACCACCAATAGTATTTTTAGTAGTATTAGTAATCCATTTATGTTCCTTAGATTTAGGTTTACATATCTTAATACCTTCTGCCTTATAAGAAATAGTATAAGTAGTTTCTTGTGGAAAAGGTGTAAACATGTTACCATTAACCTTAAACCATTTTGTTGCAAATATATTATCTTGAATAAGCTGAGAGCTTGTTATTTCATATTGTGACCAATATGTTTTATGATAATCATCAAATGGTTTAGGACAAAACTCTAATAATTTAGATGAAGATGTAGTAGATACAATGGATTGTGACTTATAGTCTACATATTCTGACTTACCTTTAAATGAATTGTTTTCCATTATATATGATATAGCATCTTTCAATGATAAAGTATAATATTCTTGTATTACACCAATAGCATCTAAGTTTACTACACCATAAGTATTTGCAAAATCAGTAAAATATAACTTACCATTTCTCCATTGTATCCAACATCCTGGGCTATCATCAATTCTGAAAGGACTTTTAATATAAGAGCCTATTTCAAAGTTTCCAAAAACATGTTTGAATACTTGTTCTTGGTTAATGTATTTAAATACATCATCTATTGATGAAAATGTATAATCATCTTGATAGCCATACATGGTTAAATATTTAGATAGTGAAAGGTATTACTCCCAAGAGCTTTGAATTGGTTCTGCTCCATCACTTGCTTTAGCAAAGTTAGAAGTCATAAACCAATCAGTTCTTGTTACTGGATGAAGTACAAAGTTACTATTATCTTCCTTTACATAAACTAAACCTTTATTAGAATCTACTGTTATAGTAGCTTCTCCAATAGTAAGATTAAATTTCTTAACTCCACCATTAGTTACAGGATAGTCTGTACCTCTAAATGTAAAAGTCATAGCTTTACCATCAATAGTAATGGGTTCATAGTTACCTTCTTCAGCAGTTACAAATACTTTACCTTGTTTTACATTAGATGGAATTTCTACATACTTAGTACCATTGTCATTTTTAGAAGTCCATTGATACTGGCAGAATACATCTAAGTTAATAGAGCTATAGTCATTAGGCAATACATTGCTAAGAGCAGTACAATAAGATTTAAAGTTAGATACTCCCATGAGTCCTTGTTTCAACTGTTCTTCAGTTACAAAACATTTCATCAATTGAGAAATCTTAGCATTAAACTCATTAAATGCTGCTTTCATTTCATTGCTTCTTGGGTCAGTAACCTTATTGCCATTTTTATCAATAGCTTGAGTTACAGGAAATTGACGCCAGTTTTTAACTGTTCCTCCATTAAATTCAAATGAAATATCCAAACATTCTTGTGCTGCACCATCTTTACCACCATTGGGATTAAATTCAAACTTAGTCATAGTAACTCCTTGATTTAAACCAAATACCATTGAACTTGATGATGACTTTTCATCATTTGCATATCCGTACATACTTATAAATTTTTAAATGAAAAATAAAATATAAAAAGGGTTATAAAATTACAACTTCTTAGTTGAAAGAAATAGGGAAAAGGGTTACTTTTCCCTAATATTCCTTAATTAAATATTGAATCTTCTACTTCAATACTTTCTACCTCTTCCTCAGTAGGATTAGTAATGTCATTTATTACTGGTGTAACTTCAGTTACCTCAGTTACTTCATTAACTTCAACAACTTCAGAAGTAACATCATCTACTATTTCAAATAGTACACTTACTTTCTTAGTTTTTCTACCCTTCAATTGAGGATGTTGAAACAATTGTTTTAGTTGAGGATTAGTCAGAGCATATTTATCTCTGATTTCTTCTCTTGACATGCTGTTAGCTAAGTCATTTAATACTGAACTGATTGTGATTTGAATCTTTTCCATGATTAATACTGTTTTTGAGATTTAAAAATTGTTTTTGATTTTACTTCTTTAATAGTTACAGCTATTGAACTGTCTTGACTTGGTGATGCACTATATACAAGACATACTGTAGTTGTTCTTTTAACTTTTTTTCTTTTACTCGCCATCATAATATTTGTTTACTTGTTCAATTACAAAACCTAAATCATTAGGGATATAGAGTGAAAACATACCTGCTGCAGATTTAGCAGGATATCTACCATCAAAATTAGTTACAAACTGTTTGATAGCTTTCTTGTTCTTACTATCAAAGTCTTGAGTGCCATATAAAACTATATCAAACTTACCCTCTAAAGAAATATATTGGTCAATCATTTTACCAACAGTTTTAGCTTTATAAGAAGTACCAAAGTTATTTTGTACTTCTTCTGGATGAGTTAATATAATTACATTGCCTTTAAACTTTTGAATAGCTTTAAAGATTTGACCAATGAAATAGCCAATGTCAGAAAACTTATCAAAGCCACTAGTTTTAGCTTTGTCCATATAATAATCTGCCATTAGATATTGAAAGTCATCAATAACTAAGTTTTTAATTTCAGGTTTCTTCTCATTAAGTATAGAGATTAAACCTGCTACTGCCATACCATCATTGGTATCTACATAATTACCACTTGATAAATCCTTACCTTCTATTGCTTTATAAAGTTTTCTCCAACCTCTTGATGGAAAATCTTTACCACTTACATTTACAATAAAAGTTTCTTTAGGATTTAAACCTGTGATTCCAAGTTCCTCACTTGGACAGATAGAAGTACTTTTGCCGAAACCTGATTCAGCAATTACCATAATTTTTGCCATTGCTTTGTTTTTAAGATTTGAAATATAATTCTCCTGGTCTTAAATAACCATTTGAGTTTTGATTTTCTACAATAGTAATCATCAGACCTTTTTTCAATCCATCAAGATAATATGGTGCATACTCATCTTGAGATTGTTCAAGTTCACTCATTACTTTAGAAGAATCTACTACTGTACACCCATAAATAGGTGTATGAGTAAATGCTATTCTGATATTAGAATCAGAAATTAGCTGTTTGTAATAACCTTTTGGTGCTGTCATAATTAATTGTTTAAATAGTTTTAAAATGTTTTACATTACCATACATCTGTACTCCTAAATGTTGAGGACATTCTGTATCACGAGATTCTACAAGGTGGATAGACCTATAGTTAGGATATTCATCTAATGGATAACCAAAATGTGTAGTTAATCCATATTTCTCATCAGTAGGATTAAAGAGTGTAAGCAGATAATCACATTCTTCTGATAGATTACCTGAATCTTTTACATCTTCACCAGTAGGATAAATATACTCACCATTAAACTTAAGTCTTTCTATATTAGAAATAGACCTATTAAGATGCACAATGTGTACAAATGTAAAATGACAGAAGTTTCTTAGTTCTACTGTGTATTCTATCCATTTGTCCATGTTTTCTTTCATAGAGTAACCTCTTTCTCTTTTAAGCTTACGAATATGGTCAGTAATAATTATAGTTCTCTTTTGCTTATTGGCTATGTTATAGCCTATCAATCTTTTCTTAGTAACCTTTTTACCTTCTTCTATTGTATCATAATCCTGATATATAAACTCACCATTCTTTTTAGCATAAGCTATAATAGTATTTCTCATACCAGTAGGATTATCTCTATCTTCCATAAATTGTATGATACCCTCTTTAATTTGCTGACCTCT